CAATATTTAGTTAAAGATGATGTGTTTAGCGTAGCGCTCAACTTTAAGCGTATGTGTAGAAAAACAGAGGTTTTTAATAACTTAGATAAGGTCGGTTATGACTTACACGATATAGGCTCAATATCACTTCATTGGTGGGCAGAGTGCTTTAGCAGTAAAAAGTGGAAAATAGTTAAACCTCACTTCTTAAAATACTATAAGTTAGTAGAGAACATTGATTATCAGAAACGCCCACGTCCAGAAATACAGGCATTGTTTGCGAGTGGTGGGCTTAATATAGCGCAAACATCACAAGACGCTGGTAAAGATTTTGCAGTCAAAGAAGCTGGATTAAAAAGAGTTAATAGCATTGTTAACAGAGGCTTTTACATTGGCGAGCGAGGTATGCACTTTAATAGAAGATTATATTTAGCCAAAGGTTATCAAAACCAAAAGCCATTTGAGTTTGCAAGTGATAGTAAACTCGAGGTGTTTAAGACTATAAGCTAAAAATATGGTATACTAGATAAAAGGACAATATGACTAAACAATATATCCGTTATCACATTAAAAAAGATAGATTGACTACTAGAGGTATGAGATGGAAACTAGAGTTTGAGGGCAACGTTTATGTTGCCTTTGGCTCAAAAACAGACGCAATCAATTACTTATATGATAAATTAAAATAAGAAGGACATATGAACAGAAAGCCCATTAGCGTAGAGCTTCTAATCAATAATGAAGGACAAATTGAAGGACTACCCCCCAATCCGAGATTTATAACAGATCGACAATACAAATTACTTCTCAAAAGCGTACAAGACGACCCAGAGTTTATGGAAGCTAGGGAACTACTAGCTGTTGAATATAAGGACAAATACCTAGTTATTGCTGGCAATATGAGGTTAAGAGCCTGTAAAGAACTAGGCTGGAAAACTATACCCACAAAGATTTATCCGGCAGATACACCCACAAAGAAATTAAGAGCTTACGCAATAAAAGACAACAAGTCTTATGGCGAGATGGATTGGGATATTATAGCCGATCAATGGAACGAAAATGAACTAATAGAGTGGGGAATAGATAAGGTAAATTATAATACTCCTTTCACACCTAACTTTGACCCAAAAATTGGCGACAACGAGCAGTACGATAAAATCAATGATGATCTTATAGAACAAAGAGCAAGAGAAATTGCTGAAAGCATAGTCAAAGAAAAAAAACTATTAGAAATTACTTGCCCGAATTGTGGCGAAGAGTTTAGCATAGAATGATAACCAAGCCCAAAATACAAGAAATTCTTGAGGCTCAAGAGTGGAAGTTTGCAAGCACTATGAAAACCATACCTCATTGGTATATTTTAGAAAATAAAATAGGCTCTAAATTATTTGATATGTTTGTAAGATATATAAACAATAATTTAATTGAAAGCCAGTTTTATAGAAGCAAGTTTTACTATTGTTTTCTAGGAGAATATAAGTATTGGGTAATGACAATTAGTGATGGCTCTGGAATTATAAACAGGGCAAAGGTATGATTGCCGGAATAACAACTACCCCTAATAGAACTGAATATCTTAACAATGTTATTCTTCAACTTATTCCATATGTAAGACGTATTTATCTTTTTAATGATATTAAAATGTCTGGTCATTGGGCAAACACAATGTCAATGTATGATTATGTATTAAAGAAAGCAGAAAAAGACGAGCCTGTTTTAACTTGTACTGATGATATTTTGTTTACAAAGAACTGGTTTAATAAGTTTGAAAATATTCATAAAGAGTTTAATCATCATACATACACCCTATTTTCGGCTAAACCCCATACTGCTAGACTTAATAAGTCGATACTAGGTATTCACAAAAAAAACTTATACGATCAAGCAGTTGTTTTTATCAATCAAGGCGACTTAATTCAAAGATTAAATAATTGGATTAACAACGAAAACGAATTAGATAAAAGAATAACTAGCAAAAAACATTTTGACGTAGCAGTACAAGAATATTATATAAGTAATAATATAGAGTGGGTTTTAGTTATACCCAATTTAGTCGATCATATAGGCAAAAACTCAACATTAAAACATAAAATAGGTAGTAGCTATACTTTCAAATATGACTAAACATTATCATTCAGCGCTAAAAAACGAAAAAGAAATTGAAAAAGAATTAGATCAATGCATATTCGACAATGGAATTGCTTTTCATTATGACATCAATAAGAGCGATACTTTGCCTAGTTATTTTGATAAATGTGATGTGCTATATGCAGAGATACCTTGGCGTGCTGGAATTGAAAAGTTTAATGAGCGTGTAGGTTCTAATCAAACCTATTTAGATTTTATGACTTCTTTAAGTAATATAATAAACAATACTAAAAAACCAATAATCATACCATCAGGCAAATTAAATCAAAGACACTTACCTAAAGCAGATCAAGTTTTTGAAACCAAATTAAATGGCGCTAATGCAGTTGTGAACGTATATAACTATCACTATACTGGAAACACCGAAGACATATTTGCAATAATAGAGGATTTATCAGTCAGTTTTAATTGTATTGGGGATTTTTGCTGTGGCTATGGTAATTCGGGCATACCTTTTTTATTAAAGAATAAGGGATTTGTTTTGAGCGATTATAATAAGAAATGTATTTATTTTATTAAGAATTATTATGAAGATATACTTAAAAGAGAACGTTTACGAAAAAGCGCTTGAAAGAATATCATATCTTTATGATGAGTTTGAAGATGTGGTTGTTGGTTATTCTGGTGGTAAAGATAGCACCGTACTAGTTCATTTGGCTTTAGAAGTTGCTCGAAAAAAGGGAAGACTACCTGTAAATGTGATGTGGATAGATCAAGAGGCAGAGTGGCAATCTACTGTTGATATGTGTATTAAAATAATGACTATGCCGGAAGTAAAACCATACTGGTATCAAATGCCTATGGTTATAACTAATAATGCAAGTTTGATTAGCCGATATAACTATTGTTGGGACGAAAAAGAAAAAGATAAATGGATACACCCAAAGCACAAATTGTCTATTAAAGAAAATATATATGGAACAGATCGATTTCATCAACTATTTGAAAAGATATTAAAGGTTGATTTCAAGGATAAAAAAGCTTGTTATATTTCGGGAGTAAGAACAGAAGAGTCGCCAAAGCGTCATATGACTTTAACAGAAGCAATTACCTATAAATGGATAACGTGGGGTAAAAAATTGAGTAAAGATCAATATACTTTTTATCCGATCTATGACTGGTCTTATAACGATATTTGGAAAGCAATTCACGACAATGGCTGGCAATATAATACCTTATACGACAAGATGCATCAGTATGGAATACCAGTTAGGGAAATGAGGGTGTCTAATGTACACCACGAAACCTCTATTCAGTCGCTAAAACTAATTCAAGAAATAGAACCAGAAACGTGGGAAAGAATAGCTAATCGCATAAGTGGCGCAAATACCGTTAAGAAACTAGGCGACGACTCATTTACTTCTATTAAAAAAGTACCTTTTATGTTTAGGGATTGGGAAGAATATACCTTATACCTAAACGAGAAGTTAGTTGATAAAGAAAAAAACAGGGCAGAGATTTTGAAAAGAATTAAGAAAATGGAAAAGATTTATATTCACGACAAAGCAAGAGATATGATGTATAAGGCATTTGTTAAAACCATACTATCAAGCGATTGGGATTTTACTAAACTCGATAATTTCGAGGCAAATCCAGAAGTGTATAATTATAGGAAATGGGTAAAGAAAAAACCATTATTAGAACAAGACATTAAGTTTTATTTAAGAAATAATCTTATACCTAGTTATGAAAAAGAAGAAGTGATTAAAGAATATGAAAAAATAAAAAAGTATATTATCGTAGATGGCTTTCATAGATATTATATTTGCAAACTAAAAAAAGATATAAGAGAGCGAAACAAAGGCTTATTGCCAATCGTAGTTATTAACAAAGATATTAACGATCGAATGGCTAGCACGATTAGGCATAATAGAGCAAGAGGAGAACACAATATAGGTGGTATGTCTAATATGGTATTTAATATGTTAGATAATGGCTGGACAGATCAAGAAATATGCAAAGAACTAGGTATGGAAATAGATGAGTTGATTAGACTAAAACATATAACAGGATTTAGTAAGTTATTTGAAAACACAGAATATCGCAAAGCGTGGGAAACCAATAAGATGATTAGAATTAGACATCAATTTAATAAGAAAAAAAAGGAGGTTAAAATTGACGAAAATGGACAATAAACTACTAAAAAAGGCAGTTATAGATGTATTCCCAAAAGTATTTGGTAATGTAACACAGACTTGTAAGCAAGTAGATATTAGCCGACAGACATTTTATAATTGGCTAGAAAACGATGAGGACTTTAGAAAAGAAATAGAGTCGATTGAACCAGAAGAAATATTTGTGGACTTTGCAGAGAATGCACTTGTTAAACGAATAGACGAGGGCGATACAACAGCAATCATATTTTCATTAAAGACTAAAGGCAAAAACAGAGGGTATGTTGAGAAACAACAATTAGAGCATTTGGGTAAAATAGACACAGGCTCAAAAGAAGTCGCAGAGGCATTAAGAGCCATAATTGAAAATGATGATGAAGACTACAAAGGCGATTAAAAAAATAGTACATACTTATTTTAAGGACTCTCACGACAAACCTTTTCCTATTACTGATAGTCAATGTAGGTTATTTGCTTCAATAGTAGATAGGCGAAAGAAGTGGGTGTGGATGTCAGCCCCAACTAGGTATGGTAAAAGTGAATTATTAGCGATTGCTTTAATCTATTTAGCTGTATTTGAAAAACTGAAAATCCCAATAGTAGCTGGCTCTCACGATAAAGCACGCAAAATTATGGATTATATTGTCGATCATATTGCAGACCACCCAGAACTATATGACGGTTTAATAAACGTTAAGGCTATTGCTGATATAGAGAAGCTAAAAGTAACTGTATCTAAAAGCACGTTAAGATGGTCAAATGGTGGCTGGATATTTGTTACATCAATCGACTCAAGATCAATCGTAAGCGAGGGCGAGGGCGTAGTAGGCGAAGGTGGAGACGTTGTAGTTTTAGAGGAAGCAGGACTTATAAGACAAGATAATCAATTTTCTAAAATAGTACGTATGCCGGAACGTGAGGGTGGCTGGGGTAAACTGATTATGTCGGGCAACTGCATAGAGAATAGCGTATTTGAAAAAGCATATAACAGCGACTTATATTATAAAACTAGAATTAGTCTGGACGACGCTATAAATGAGGGTAGATTTACAGAACAAGAGTTAGAAGAAAAAAAACAACAGACTACCGTTAAAGACTGGAAGCGTTATCATTTAGTTAAGTTTCCGGAAGCTAATGAGTTTTCTTATTTCAAACCGACCCAATATGAAAACCTACCTAAAGATTTAGAATACTATGGCGCTATTGACCCATCATTAGGCGAACACAAAAAGAGTAGTAAGATTGGAATAGTTATTATAGGTAAAGATCAAGCAGGTCAAATCTATGAAGTTGATAGCATAGTAGATCATATGTTGCCTGACGAGGCAATTAGAGTTATATTCAACTTCCCTTATAAGTTTACTAGGTTTGTATTTGAAACTATACAATTTCAAAAGTATTTTATGGAAGTAACTGATAGTAAAAGCAAAAAGCAAGGTCTATACATACCATTTCAAGGTATTCAGCAAAATAGAAACAAAAATGAGCGAATAGAGAGCCTAGAGCCTCATATAAATAACAAGCATATTTTATTTAAGGGCGATAATCAGTTATGGAAAGATATGCAAGACTATCCAGAAACAGAGTTTTTAGACGGATTAGACGCTCTGGAAATGGCTTGGCGAACAATCAATGAGGGCAACGTAGACTACTCATTTATTTAATAAAATGGTAAGATATTATTATACTAGTTAAAAAAATAGAAAGCCTAGAGCTTCTATAATTTTATGAATATATTTCAAAAAACGTTTTCATCAATTAAGAAAAACTATTTAGGACTTGGTCAATCTATTGCTTCTTGGCAATGGCAACTACCTGGTAAATGGAGCAAACGTCAACAATTAGAACAGTATAACCGTTATGTTTTTACTATTGTCTCGGCGTTTGCTCTTGATTTTGCTAAAACTAGCTACAAGATGATGTCAACGCTAGGCGATAAAACACAAGAGCTTAACAATCACGAACTGATTGATTTGCTTGAGTCGCCTAATCCACAGCAATCGGGGTTTCAGTTTAGAGAATTACACGCAACATATATGAAATTAGCTGGCGAGAGTTTTTGGTATAGAGTCAATGGTGGGTTAAGTCAAAAGCCAAAAGAGCTTTACTTATTAAGACCCGATCTAGTAGATATTGAGATTAGCAAGGATAAGACAGGCTCTATTGAAAAATATATTTTAAGACTTGATGATGGTAGCAGAGAAGAGTTTGAGCCACAAGAAATTATCCATCACAAATACCCCAATCCTATGAACCCTTGGCGAGGTATGGGCGTAATTGAAGCGTCTATGTCTTATTTGCAAACAGAAGAATATGCGAGTGAGTGGACTAAAAACTCAATTTATAACTCTGGTCGTCCATCGGGTATCTTAAACTTGCAGGGCAAAATGAACGATGAGCAGTTTCAACAATTAAAAGAAAAGTTTAAGCAAGAATACACAGGTACGACTAACGCTGGTAAAACTCTTTTATTAAAGGGCTTTGATGGTATTGATTGGGCTAAACTAGGTATGGACTTAGAGGGCACTGATTTACAAAAAGTAAAAGATATTACACGTGAAGATATTATGTTTATGTTTAGAACGTCTAATACCATTATGGGTATTACAGATGACGTTAACAGAGCTAATAGTAGAGAAATGCGAGGCGTATGGTTTGAGAACGTTATTAAACCAGAATTAGATCGATTTATAGATCAATTAAATCATAGCTTAGTAAAACCTTTATATAGGGATAATCTATCTTTAGAATATAAAGACCCTAACCCAGAAACAATACAAGACAGAGTAGAAGAGTGGACTGCTGGTATTAACAAGTGGCTAACTACTAACGATATTATCAGAGAACGTAATCAAATTATGGGTACTGATATTCCAGAAAAAGAGGGTGGCGATTTAATATGGCAACCACTATCGCTAACACCTATGGAAGTAAAAGAAGACGCAGAGCCTATTATCGAACCAGAAGATGATGAGCAAGAAGATAACAAACAGGAAGAGCGCTCAATTAAAAGCGAGTGCGATTGTGGACATACCCACAATGTTGAAAAGTCTGTGGAAAAACCAAAGGTAGAAAAGAAATTAGATCGGTACGAGCAAGCCGAGATAATGCGCAAGAACTTATACAAGGAACAAGAGAGGTGGGAACAACCATTTAAGACACAAGTAAACAAAGTATTTGAGAAGCAACGATCAGAGATATTAAACAGAATGAAAACGTTTAAGGGTAAAGAGCTGACTATCAAGAACTTTGAAGAGTGGTTTTTTAATGAACTAGACTCAAAATTACTTTGGCAAGAGTTGATAATGCCTTTAGCTACACAAATTGTTATTGAGCAATCTAAATATATGTTTGAGTTTGTAGATGATATTAACGTTGTCGAGGAATTAGAGCTTACGCCCAATTTACAAAATGAGATAACATCACGTATTACAAGATGGGCTTTTGACGTAGATCAAGATACACTTGAAGCTATTAACGAAACTATAACTGAAGCAACGATTGAGGGCGAGAGCGTAAGACAAATGCGAGATCGGATAAATAATATATACGACAGCGCAACAGATGTTAGAAGTACAAGGATTGCTAGAACTGAAACAATACACTTATCCAACCTAGCCTCGCTTGAAGCTATGCAATATCTACCTAGCGTTGTCGGTAAAGAGTGGATAGCAAATCCAGACGCTTGTGAGTTTTGCCAGCCCCTACACAAACAAGTTGTGCAACTAAATACTAATTTTGTTAATTTAGGCGAAGTAGTATCTGGGCTTGATGGTGGTAGCTATGTAGCTGATTATGAAGACGTTGAACACCCACCACTACACCCTAATTGTCGCTGTACGATTATCCCAGTTAATCGAGATCAAATGAAAGATTATAAACTCGAACAATTAGAGAAAATGCTTTATGAATATAAGGAAATGGATAAACGAACTAAAGAGGCGAAAGAACTCCTACAAACGATGGCTGAAGAAAAA